GGTCACACTTTTGCGACTAAGTAGGTAGAGGGCAACATGACAGCGAAAGAACGAGCAGAACAGCAACATCGAGCTGTCACGCTCTATCGAGACATGATTTTGAAAGAACTGGAGAGAACAGGGAAAGCGGCAGAACCCTTGCTCAATATCCTTGGCACGTATCTCTCAGACCAGCAACGGCAGATTGATGATAGGTTTCCAAGCTTTGCGGAGTTCATCGCACTGAAGCAAGCGATTGTAGATTCGATGGATCTTTTGTGGGCCTTCGCGTTTGACCGCGATACAGAGATGACAGGCTGGCGTGAGGGTGGGCATCCACGGAATGAGACACAGCGTCTAGCCAACATCGTGAGCGAACTGGCCAGAGATATGGCGCGAGTCACTGAGCAGGTTGAACGATCTATGCCAGAACTGAGGGCAGGATTTGATCGCATCCAACAACGGCAGTTTGCTGGTCTCCCACTGCTTCCCACAATTCACTAAGCAAGTTTGCAGGCCGATCCTTTCCGCGCAATCCGCGCGTTCACTCGGCATGCTGCGGGTTGCGCCCGCTCAAGCGTGACCCGCCTTTATACCTTTCGCGCGTAAAAATCGTCGTTCTCTCAAACATGATTTGCGCAAGGGGCTGTTGAGTTAATCAGCAGCCTCCTTTTTCAAGATGGCAGCGTGGGTTCATCCTTTGACCACGTTGCACAGGCTGGCCACTGAGGGAGCCTTGATGTCCGGACATACGTCAGGGCGTTAGGTGGACAGCCGTTCGGTCACAAGGGCACCAACCCGTGGCCAAAGGCCAGCGTTGTAGCGACCACCTGTTTACGCTCCGCTGGCCTTCAACAGTCAGGCCGTAGGGGGGTGTCTGAAAGTTGAGCAATCGGGTTGAGCGACCGACCCCCCGGCTCTTTTCTTACGTCCACAGTTCATAAGAAATACTAATAATGGAATGGACATCCATAAATCCGTATTATTGAGCCTTCTCCATCAGCGGAGGCGCTGATCATCCCACTTTTAAGACGCTGAAAGGGGCTGGTAAGTCGCTATTTCAGCGTGTTAGAGGAAAGAAAAAAATTGGCAATTGCCTTGAAACGAACTTCAGAACCCCAGTCTGAACCATTCACTCTCGACCAGATGAAGGTCTATCTCCGTGTGGATGACGATTCGGACGATGATTTCATCAGCGTCCTGATTACAGCTGCGCGGGAACGTGTAGAAGACCTAACTGGACGCTGCCTCATGCAGCAGCAGTGGCAGCTTGGCCTGGATCGCTTTCCGTACCACCGAGGCGAAATCCTTCTGCCCCGTGCTCCTCTCCTCAGCCTTGATAGCATCACCTACCTTGATTTGGTTGGGCAGCGAGTCACACTATCAGACTACACAGTTGATGAGCTGTCCGAACCAACCAGAATCCGGCCGGCACGGAACACGACCTGGCCCCAGCATGTGACAGACACCAACAGCATCGTCATCACGTTTACGGTGGGTTACGCAGTCGTGCCTCAGTCATTGCAGCAGGCCATGAGGCTGATTGCTGCCTCCTATTACGACAACCGGGCAGAGGTGGTACAAGGTGCCAGCTTCGCATCGTTGCCTCCGCCCCTATCTGCTCAGTCGCTGATGTCCACCTATGAGCTGTTTCCAGTTGGCTACCCCGCCCCTGAGGACCAGCGATGGTACTAAGCGCCAGTGACTTCCGCAAGCGTATCGAGATCCAACAGCAGACGACAACGAGGGATGAATACGGCCAACTGGCTGATACCTGGACCACGGTAAGACGCTGTTGGGCCAACATCAAGTACCAAAAGGGCAGAGAACTGGCCACAGCCGCTGGATTCATCGGCAAGGTCCAATGCCAGATAACCGTGCGCTGGTCGCCGTTCGTGTTCCAGAAAAGCCATCGAGTGGTCTTCACGGATAGAGCGCAGATTGTGCACACATTCGAGATTGAAGCCGTCATCAATACTGACCAGAGCAACAAGTCAGTGGCCTTGCTCTGCTACGAACTGGACGGTGATGCGTGATCGAGCAGGTACTACACTCGCTCATTGCCGCTGACCAACGATTCATCAGCTTGGCTGCAGACAGATTGAGCCCCGTCCTGCTGAATGAGCAGTCGAGCTTTCCAGCGGCAACCTATCAGGTCATCTCTACTCGTCCGTTGTACACCCTTGACGGTCGCATAAACCTCACCAAGGCCCGCGTGCAGATTGACTCCTGGTCGAAGTCCTATGGGCAGGCGAAGGAGCTTGCACTGGCCATCACTGCGGTATTGGATGGTTCCGCATTGGATGCGCAGCTTCTGTCTTCCACGGACCTGTACGAGCGCGAAGCACAGCTCTATCGAGTGATGACTGAATTCGCCGTCAGTTACGCTTCCTAGCTCCTCCAACCAATCCCCAACACATTTTGAAAAGGAATACTCATGCCAGAATCAACCGGTTTTACCGGCAAGGGCGCAAGCCTGTCTATTTCCACGGATGGAACCACGTTCACATTAGTGAAGCAGATCCAGAAGCTGTCTTCGTCCGGTCAGAAGGCAAACTTTGCCGACATCACGAATCTTGATTCACCTAATGCCTATATCGAGCGCATTCCCACCACGCTGGATTCCGGCACTCTAAGCTTCACAGTTGTTGCAAACCCAGCCGATGCTGGGCAGCTCATGCTGCTGGCTGCGTTTCAGGCTCAGTCCAAGCTGACCTGCAAGCTTCAGTACCCGGCCGTAGGGACACAGACGATTGGACTGCTCAAGACATTTTCTGCTTATGTTTCGAGTGCGCCTATGCCCTCGGCTGCTGTGGGCGATGCTTCGACGTTCGACGCAGAACTCACAATCACAGGCGCGGTGCAGGACACCCCTGGAGCGTAAAGAATGGCAGAAATCTTGCAGTTGAATCTGCCATCACCGGAAAGACGCAGCAGCAACCCTGCTCCGGTCAATCCCGCACCAACGATGACGTGGGAATGGGTCTACGGTCATCTTGATACGTCAGACATTCGCGTCACGCCGCATTCAATCAAACAAATTGCAGCAGCAGCTGCTGCACTACGGCTGATTACATCCTCGCTGCGTTCGCTGCCCTTGTATGTCATCAATCGGAAGAGCCAGAAGCGAGAGGCAGGCCACCCTGTAACAAAGCTGCTTACCTACGCTCCAAACGATGAACAGACCATCGACCAGCTGCTTGCGGCCACTACGGAGGCAGCGCTGACTCATGGGGCCGGATTTTTAGAGGTCACGAGATCCAATGGCGTTCCTGATGGCCTTTGGTTCTTGAACCCCGCCACCGTTTCACCTGTTCGACTTCCTAACGATTCGCTGGTTTGGCAGTGCACGGAAGGTGGCAAGGTACGACAGCTCAAGCCCTGGCGCGACATCATTGTGATTTCCGGAGCCACGTCACAGTGGGATGGAATCAGCCCTGTAGGACCGCTGCATCATTCGCACGATGTCCTGGCGAAGGCTCTGGCTGTACAGCGGTTCACACAGAACTATTTCCGGAACTATGCCACACCTCAATTGGCCTTGATGACCAAGAAAATGGTCAAGCCCGAAGACAAGGTAAAGATGCGGGAAAGCTGGCAGCAGCTTCAATCGGGCAGCAATCAGCACAAACTTGCCGTAATTGACGCTGATTCGGAGCTGCGGCCCATTGGCAACAACCTGGACGAAGCCAGTGTGGTTGCTCTATCCGAATTCAGTGCCAGAGAGGTGGCATCACTGTTCGGCTGTGACCTGGCAATGCTGGGCAGCTCTGCAGCGTCCAGCACAAACGCATCGCTTGTGCAGACAGGGCTGCACTTCGTGAAGTTCTGCCTCGCACCATGGATCAGAGCTTTGGAGAACGGATTGTCTCGCGGGCTGCTCAGTGAAGACTATGCCGTCGTCATGGACACCCATTCACTGATGCGAATGACACCAGTTGAAGCGGCCGCCACTGTGAAACAGGCTGGCGTATTGCGTGTGAGAGAGGCACGTCTGCTGGGCTTCGGCCTTGAGCCTCTGGGTGATGAGCGTGACGAGGTAGTGCTTAGTCAGGTGAACATGGCAGACCTCAACGATCTACCAGAAGCACAAGGGGCAGGAGGTGCAAGCGATGTCTAAACGTGAAAGGCGCTTCCTTGATTCGGATGTGAAGCTTGAGACGCGGGAGGCCAACCATCCCCGCATCTTT